CAAAAGGAGCTTTTACTACAATGGCTCAGGCATTCAGTGCTATGGCTTCTGGAGATATTGTTTATTTTGTTGGTGATGTACGAGAACAGTTAGTTACTCCAGTACAGATTTTTGATGTGACAATCGTAGGTTGCGGCAATCGCCCACGACATGCTGACTCTGCCCCAACTAATGGGAATCAGGCAGCAGCGACTTGGCGTGCTCCATCTTCTGGGGCAGTATCCGGTCAGGCCACGGTTCGTGTATTACAGCAAGGATGGAAGTTTGTAAATACACTATTTGCAATGGAGTCCTCAACCGCTGCTGGTATTGAGTTAGTACGCAATGCAGGATCAGGTGATGCCGAACGTGATGCTTCTCATGCTGAAATCCTTGGATGCGTATTTAGTGGCGCAGGTGTAGGTATTCGTGGTGGAGCAACTTCATTTTCTGAAACTACTAACCATGTTCTAGTTGATGGTTGCCGCTTTAACGATATGACTTATGCTATTCGCACTGAAATTATTAGCAATTATTGGACTATCCGAAATAACGAATTTCGGGTTAATACAAATCATATAGTTGCTGATTTCGGGTATGCGTTCATTTACAATAATATCTTTGGTAGATTTACCACTGATTCTATTGAACTACCTGGAAGTAGCATCGGATACAATGTTATTACGAAAAACTACCTAAGCGGAACATACTCAAGTGCTGGTGGTTATACGGTATCTGATTCGACAGATGAATGGGCTGGTAACTGGAATACAATAGCAGGTGGTATTACTGTCTCCGATCCAGCGTAATTAACTTTACATTTAGGGGGGGAGATTAGTCCCCCCTTGGGATAATAACATGGTAGATACAGTAGACACGTTAGTTGTATTTTCAGGAAGTAGAAAACGAGTAGTAAGACTACTTAACCGATCTGATGGCACTGGAGAATCTGGTGTTATTAAGGTTGACAAGTCCGCACTTATCGGACCCAATGGCTCCGAACCTAGTCGATTAGTAGTTGAAAAGATTCAATATGATATTAGTGGTATGACAGTAAGTTTGAACTGGGACCATACTACGGATGATGAACTTGTAACCTTGGGTGGTGTTGGTATATTAGATTGGTCTGAGGTAGGTGGATTAATTGATCCTGCTTCCACGGGTGGTACAGGAGATATCTTGTTAACTACCACGGGCCATACCAGTGGGGATAGTTACGACATCACACTACACCTGCGGTTGAAGGACTAGATATGACTGCGCAACAAGTGAGTAATGATCTTCAACGAGCGGTAAGAACTCTAAAGGATGTATCTTTTGATAAGGTTCTTGAAGCATTGCGTTATGTGACTTCTTTAGAAGTAGAAGAGACTCGATTACTATCAACTATTGAGCACCTTAATAGTCTAAAGATTAAACTTAATACTGATTTAGATTCGGAAGAAGTTAAATTAAATAAGGTGGAGTCTAAAGTTTTAGAGGCGGACATTAAGTTTAAAGATACGATTACTAAAGCTAAAGAACAAGAAAAGGAAATTGTAACTAAGGCTACTGCTGAGGCGGTTAGACTATTAACTGAAGCTAAATTATCTGTAGAAGAAGTTATGAAACTTAAACAAAGTTTAAGTTTAGAGAAAACCCTATTACAAAAAGAAGTAGAGACCTTAAAGATAGAAATTGTAAAGATTAAAAATTCGATTCAAGAAGAAAAACTTAGAATTTTAGAAAAATTTAAATAGGTTTCTAATGCGAATAAGGATAAATAATCCTAATGCTGAGCCTGTTCTTGTAAATGTAACTTCTGGAACTAATCGCATTGGGGCAACTTATGAAGTTGGCGGACAGATCGTCGATGAAACAGGTACGGTTAGAACAGTCAATCGGACTTTCCTAGAGCATCTAGTACAGGGGGATTTAGCCGTTGTTGCGGCGCAGGGGGCAGGGATTCGGATACGTGTTCTATCCGCGTACCTAACATCGGTGCGGGTATTTCAGAGCATTGGTCGTTTTCAAAGCAACACCACAGCCATTAGCGCTTACTTCACCTTCCTCGGCGGAGCATCCACCCATGTGGTTCTACCACACCAGCCTCACGGCTGGTGTCAAACGGAGGCCAACGAGCCGCTGGTGCTTAATGTGCAGAACACCGTCGTAGCGGAGCCGTCGGGCGTCACGATAACTTGGGTACGGGCGACATAATATGGCGTTCTCAGACATATCTTCGCCAAAGACTTTCAAGAGCGCCCCCTTTTCTATTGCAACTACAGGAACAGTTGTTTCCGCGGTTTCTGGAAAGCGCATAAAGGTTTATGCGTATAAGTACGTCGCGGACAGTAACAACATGACGCTGAACTGGCGCGATGGCACGAACATCGCGCTAGAGGGTTCGCAATCCCATGATAAGGGGGGCGGGGCACAAGAAAGTGTTGAGCCGCCAAATTTTCTTTTTGCTACTACAGAGGGTAACAGTTTAGATTTAGTGGTAGCAGGTGGTTCGATTAATGGTCGCGTTTCTTATTGGAATGATGACTCAACTTAGAGGTACATATGGCAGCACCTATCGCAAGTAAGATAATTCTTCCGCTCGATACTGGCAACACCGGCGTGGCAATATGGTTTCTCCACACTACCGTGCTTTATGTGGTCAATGGGGCAAGTAGTGTCGGGAGTTAATCACGCTCTACGACTTTTGTTAGGTGTAGGATAATGACTAACTATGTAGCTATTCCCGGAGATTTCAATGCTATTTGTGATGTCTGTGGTAAAAAGACCAAGAGTTCAGAAATACAACGTCGATGGGATGGTTTGCTAGTCTGCTCGGATGATTGGGAAGAGCGCCATCCTTTGGACATGCCACGGCCTCCTTATAGAGATGACAAAGCAATTCCCTTTACTAGGCCAGAACCTACGATAGTATACGCTAATGCTCCACAATGTACAGCTAAAGGACGGTCTGCTACCGCAGGATTTGCTGTTGCTGGATGTGCTATTGCAGGAATTGATATTTCCGCCACTGACTACACGTTAGTGGATGGATCATTTAACATTACGAATACACTTTAATGACTACTACAACATTTACCGACTTCTCTACAGTTATAGATTCAGCTTGGCTCAACGATGTTGATGCAATAGTCTATGATATTTTTGCTGCTGCAACTACAAAAGCCGCGGCACGAGTTTCCTTATTCCCAACACCCACAGATGGAAATATTCTAGTTGGGGATGGTACTGATTGGGTTAATGAGTCTGGAGCTACTGCACGTACAAGTCTCGGGCTGGCCATTGGTACTAATGTACAAGCATGGGATGCTGATCTAGATGCGATTGCAGCCCTAGCTAAAACGGATAGTAATGTAATAGTAGGTAATGGAACTACGTGGGTTGCTGAATCTGGGGCCACTGCACGTACAAGTCTAGGACTAGGTGCAGGAGATAGCCCCCAATTTCAAACAATTGAACTAGGACATGCTACTGATACCACAGTTACTAGGGCCTCTGCTGGAGACATGGCCATAGAAGGTAACACAATCTATAGGGCCGGTGGTACTGATGTTCCTATCACAGATGGTGGAACAGGTGCCTCTACCAAAGGTGCAGCACAAACAGCATTAGGAATTATACCTGATGATGGTGCATGGGCTGGGTATACTCCAACAATTAGTTCGGGAACAGGAACTATAACTACTGCTTCCGGTACTGGAAGATGGCTTAAACAAGGAAAGATAGTACATTTCTCTGTCATATTAACTATCACTACAAACGGTACTGGAGCAACTTCTATTACTTTTACTTTACCACAGGCAGGTCCTGTTACGAATGAATATGCCTTTGCTGGACAAGAAATAGCAACTAGTGGAGTTGGGCTTACGGTGAAATTTAGAGGAGGGGATAGTACCACTGTAGTTAGTGTTTATAAGTATGATTCTACTTATCCTGCGACTAATGGGTCTATATTGATAGTTTCTGGTAGTTACGAGGTAGCCTAATGACCACATCGGGCAGCATTGATTTCTCCGTATCAAGGGACGATATTATTGAGGAAGCATTAATGCGTGTAGGAGTACTGCCCGAGGGTGGTACCCCAACCGCAGACCAACTTACTGACCACTCCCGTACCCTTAATATAATGGTGAAGGCTTGGGTTGGGAGAGGTATTAATATCTGGGCAGTTGATAAAGTTACTTTATTTTTAACTGAAAATAAGCACACGTATACGGCAGGCACAGATCGTATTGCACTTACAGGTGGGGTAACTAGAACGGCCCTGGCTGCTAATGTTGCCGCATCAGCTACTACAATTACTGTAGATTCAATTACAGGCATCTCTTCTACCTACAAGATTGGTATTGAATTAGATGATGGTACACTACACTGGGATGTAGTCAATGGTGCTCCTTCTGGCACAACTGTCACACTTACTACGGGGCTAGGTAGTTCAGCTACAGCGAGTACCGATGGTGTAGTTTATGTATACGCATCTGCTATTGCAGCCACTAGGATTAAGTCAGTACTAGAAGTAGTACGCAGACAATCTGATTTATCAGATGTGCCTATTAATATAGTTCCTAGACGAGATTATTGGAATCTAGGATCAAAGACCTCAGATGGGAAAGTAAATCAAATTTGGGTTGAGCCCCAATTAAGTGCCACTATTATTACAACCTATCCTCAGCCAGACGATGAAACAGAAACTTTAGAGATGCTGTGTAAACGTACTCTTGAAGATTTTGATGCTGCTGGAGATACTCCTGACTTTCCACAGGAATATTATGAAGCCCTCTACATGGGACTTGCTGCTCGTTTATCTCCTAAGTACAGGCTACCTATGGCTGAACGACAATATTTAGATATGCGCGCAGAAGAAGCTCTAACTTCTGTCGAAGGGTGGGATCGAGAACAAAATGTCTCTCTCTACCTACAACCCAATTATTGGGGACGAATGAAGTGAAAATAAGTATCCCATTAGCTGAGATTAATAAGGGTGAATCTGCTATCTCTTCCAGAGATAGTTTTAAAATACATAATGGGTATATCTTTAATGATGGTTTACGTAAGGGTGTAACAAAGCGGCCTGGATACGCTGTATATAATGATGATACTGTTACTAATCCAACACGTTCCATAATCTATTCTCCCTTCATCGACGCACCTGGGAATACATGGTGGGTTGACAGTGCACTAAAGGTTTGGAAAAACGGTACGGAAGGTGACACAGCTACTAATTTGTATACTCTAAATGGAGTGACTTGGGCAGAAGATGAAACTTATGTATATCTACATGGTGGTGCCGTTTCTGGGGGTACCGCTAACTCTGATTATCGAATAACCAAATCTAATGCGACCCTAACAGAAATTACAGATGCGGATATGCCAATTAAACTAGCCTCAACGGATGTTGTGCCGGGGGTAGTTCATTTAGATGGATATATTTTCGTAGCAGCTAATGTGGGGGTTGATAGTAGAATCTATAACAGTGATTTAGGAAGTATGACGGCCTGGACCTCTACCAGTTTTATAAGTGCCGCGCTAGAGTCAGACGCACTGGTATATATTGCCAAGCATCGTAACCACGTCGTAACCTTTGGTACAACTAGTATAGAGTTCTTTTATGATGCTGGAAATCCTACCGGGAGTCCATTAAGTAGACGTTCCGATATTTATTATAAAGTAGGACTTGTATCGCATACTCTCGCAGAAACAGAAAAAAATTCTAAATCAAGAGTTGCCGAGTATGGTGATACCTTATTTTTTGTAGGGAAACCAGATAAAGGGGCAGTTGGAATATTTGCTTTAGATAATTTCCAACTTAGTCGTATTTCAACTCCCGCCATTGACTATGTTTTACAACTTGAGGGGGATACAGTAATCCGGGGAATAGTAATTTTTAATAATAAAGCATTTCTAGTTCTACAAGCGGATTGGGAAGATACCTCTTCTCTTGTGTATGATATCTCAGAGAAGGTCTGGTATGTTTGGTCTGTAGTATATACCCGGGGTGTCGTCAGTGGTAGACTAGCTGGTGGGACTTCTAGTAGGGGGGTTATTGATGCAAACCCCATTGTCTACACGGTAACCGGAGTACAAGATGCTGGTACTAACCCTGCCTTTACTATTATTACCCCCAAGGTTGATAACATAGACCCGAATAAGAATACCTCCCATCTTCGTAAATTCAATTCCAAGTTATCTATTGGGTCGGATAATCCTGGGAGTGCTACTCTAATAAGTGTGTCTTATGCAGATGACGATTACCAAACTTATTCCACAGCGCGTACTTTAGATATTAATAATTACGCTGCTTCATTAAGTGGATTGGGGTCTTTCTTTGAGCGGGCGTACAAACTAAGTTATACTGGTAGTAATAATCTAAAGTTATATACACTTAATCTAGACCTAGACTTAGGTATGAAGTAATGACAAATGAGTTTATTAATCTCCCTCCTCCCCCTGTAGGGGAGGACATACCAACCATTCTTCACTGGTTAAATAAAGTATATATACGTTTAGGTGGTGGCCGTAATAATATTATCTATGTTCCTTCATTCGCCTCTACAGACTTACCTACAGCAGACCTAGAGAATGGACTTGTATTTTTAACTGACGAAGGGGCTTTAGGAGTAGGAGTTGGGGGTGCATCGGTTACTGTTTCTTCTAGTGTGGCCCCTAGAGGGCATATAGGTGGGCTTACGTTATCTAATAATGCAACTGATGCCACAAATGATATTGATATAGCTACCGGTGAAGCTACATCTTCTGACACTGGTATTACTATGATTTTAGTTGATGGTATAACTAAACGGTTAGATGCTTCTTGGGCAGTCGGGACAAATCAAGGTGGCTTAGATACTGGATCAATCGCTAATGCTACATACCATGTATTTTTGATAAAGCGCACTGATACTGGAGTAGTAGATGTTCTATTCTCTACTTCAGCTACCGCTCCTACTATGCCCGCGTCTTACAGTTTAAAACGTAGAATTGGGTCTATAATAAGAGCTAGTGCAACTATAGTACCATTTGCTCAATTTGGAGATGAATTTTTATTAAAACTTCCTGTCAGAGAAGTTGCAACGTCTAATCCAGGAACATCTGCTGTTGAGAGTACATTAAGTACAAGTCCTTCTGGCATTAAAGTTAATGCCCTAATTACAGTAGTACTTCTCACCGATAATGCTACTGAAACTAATCATTGTTTAATAACGTCTTTAGATCAGACGGATACTGCTCCAAGTTCTTCCGTTTATACTATAGTAGGTAAAAATACTATAGCAGCCTCTACCGTAACCGCAGATAGTGTATATTTAAGTATTAGAACTAATACAAGTAAGCAAGTCCGATATCGACTAAGCACTTCAGTAGCAGATGTAAGAATAGAGATAATGTTACATGGATGGATAGATTATCGTGGTAAGCATAATTAAGATTCAAAAGCACACGTACCAGTATACAAAATAATTTCGCTATAATTTACAGGTAACACCTATGGGAATTTTAAAAAATTTAGTCAAGAAGTCATTAAAAGGAAAGCCAGTAGGGCTAAAAGAACTTAAGGAAGAGGAAACGAATGCTGAGGCGGAGGCCCTGGCGAAAGCAAATGCCGCTAACTCTGGTAAGGGGGCTCTACAAGAGTATACCGCGTTTGGACGACAATTCCTACCTGGGTTAGGGGCATTAATGGGTATGGGTGGTCCTGGTGGTGCAGGAGCTACTCCCCCTGGTATGCCGCAAGCTGCCCAACCCTCTGCCTTTAGTGGGGGAATAAGTCAAGAAGAACAATTAGCTAAGGCTAGGGCGCAATACGTCAAAGAATACGGAGCTGGTGACCCCGCAGGTCTGGCACAAGTAAGTGATGAGTGGTTAAGAAGTACATACCCCAGCATCTTTACTCAGGGTACTCCTACTACCCCACCTGTTCAACCAGGAACTACTGCTCCTGGAGAACAAGTTTCGGGTATACAAGCAACATTAGAAAATCTTCCTGGTTATCAGTTTCAACGTGACCAAGGCATGCAAGCTATCACAAGAGAAGCTTCCGCAGCTGGATTCCGTGGAAGTGGTAATGTTCTTTATGACATGGCTAATTATTCTAGTGGTTTAGCTTCAAGTAACTATAGTAACTACTTTAATCAGATGTATAACTTAGCCAATATGGGTCTAAGTGCTGCGGGTGCTCAAGAGGGTGTTGCTCTACAGCAACAACAATTAGCTCAAAATGCAGAGGCGCAAAAGGGCCAGAAAAATTCTGGTATAGGTAGCCTTCTGGGGATGGCAGCCGGTGCTTACTTTGGTGGACCTATGGGGGCACAAGTAGGTGCTGGAATTGGTGGTTCAATCGGAGGTATGTTCTAATGGCCGTACCAATGCCGCAATTTGCACAAACTAATATTCAATCTCCTGGACAGATTTATATTCCCTCAGTATCTAGCAGCCGTGGTGGGGGAGGTCCTAGTAATCCAGGACTCGATCTTGCATTAGGTATTGGAAAACTACAAGAACTTAATGAAGAACGTCAAAAGAAGACTGCCCTTAAGGATGCGATTAGTTCCTCGTACCAAACCAAAGAAGGTCCTGATGGACAAACTTTGACAGAGTTTGATCCAGGCCGGTATGTGCAAAACCTACAAGCTATTGATCCTAAAGCAGCGCAAGCATACGCCCAAGGACAGCAAACTATTCAGCATAATGCAGTTGCATTACAGAGTGCTGATATTGATTTAAAAGATAAGCAACGCCATCAAGCTGCTATAGGTCTGAATGAGGGATTTCGGTATTTTAAAGCAACTAGTGGAGAGGATGTCCAAGGCACTATTAATATGATTAACCCCATGCTTCCTAAAGATGCGGATAGTCAGATTAAGAATCTTAAACTTCTTAAGAACGGCAATGTTCAAGTTGAGCATGTAGATGGAAGTAAGATGACTTTGAATGATGAGAAGATGCAGCAAATTGGTGTTAAAGCTGAGACTGCTTCTGCTCTCTGGACTAATCTCCAATCTGATAGGGAAAGGTTGGCGGCTGCAAAAGACAAGCCAGGAGCCAAAGCAATTCCACGGACACCTACTAACCGAGAAGTAGCGATAGAGGCTGAGAGCTTGGCTAATACCCCCGCATACACGTCTCTTTCTAAAGAAGATCGTGATGTGTTTGCCTCAGACTTAGCTCAAGGAATTATTCATGCGCAAGTTGCGGCAAAAAATAATAATGAAGAGATTCCAGATGCGGCAACTGCAAGACAACAAGTGTTATACCAATTAGAGAAGAGATATGTTCCATCGGTTACATCAGAACATTCCTTTTTGGGAGTAAAGTACAATACAACGTCACGAGATGCTATGTACTTCCAAAATGTAGCACAACTAAATGGGGCGGTAACCGCTGGTAAACTTGATAAAACAGAAGCAGCGAGACTACTTAGAGAAGGATTCCCTGAAGAAGCTAAACGTCGTTTAGCTGAACTAAAGGCGAAGAAATAGTGCCGACAGATGATGAATTACTAGCACAATCCTTTGGAGCACCTGATGTTGCTTCTCCAAAGGATGATGCTGCATTAGCTGCTACATTCGATAAGGTTTCTTCTGGAGAGATGCCAGAGACGGCCTTACTTGCATCTTCATTTCCTGATGCTGTTCCAGCCTCTAAGAAGGTCCCATCTAGCTTAACGAAACTAGAATACGGATTTGAAAAAGCAGAAACTATTTATGGTAATGTTCAGAAATGGGTAACTGCTCATGCTCCAGCAGAAACTATGGAAATCAGTAATAAGATTTCTGGGTATCTTCACCAACTCAAACAAGATAATCCCATGTTAAAATGGTCAGTACTGGGCCTGGCACGCAACTCAACTACAGCAGAGTACGGGGAAGATTTTTTAAAACTTGATCCAGATCAACGAATTGTTAGAATGAATTTAGTTGATAAGGCCAAGTTAGTTGCGGAATTTCCTAATATGCAGGGACATGAGGGATTTGTTTCTGGCACTGGAGAAGTAGTAGGTTCTATAGTTAAAGACCCTTTT